TGATGACTTAAAGTATCGAATCACTGCACCTGCAATGATACCAATGGAGATATATCGCAAGGATAACGAACAAGGTGAATACTATGTTCAGTTTACTGAGGAAACAATCGCAAAGATTCATGAGAAGTTCATGAGCGACCTTCGCAATCGTGACCTATTTAACCTGGAGCATGACACATCAAAGACAGTTCCTGCATATATCCTTGAAACATGGGTGGTTGATAATCCAAAACAAGATAAGGCATTCTCAACATTCGGTATTGAAGTTCCAAAAGGTACGTTGATGGTAACTGCTCAGATAACTGACAAAGAGTATTATGCTGAATTGGTTGCCAATGACCAAGTTGGATTCTCAATCGAGGGATTCTTGGGATTGAAATTAAGTAATCAATTAAATAAATATAACATGAACAAATTACCTGACGGGGAGCACTTAATCGATGGGAAAATCTACGTTGTTGTAGATGGCGAAATCATCGAGATTAAGGATGCACCAATTGAAGAGGCTACAATGGAAGAGATTGTAATGGAGGAAACAGTTGTTGAGGAAGAAGCTCCAATTGTTGAAGATGCAGTAAATGAAGAAATGGCAATTGATCCTGCAATGGATTCAGAGGCTATCCTTGCAATCGTTACACCGATTCTTGAGGAGAGAGAGAAAGCAATCATCGCATTGATCGCTGACCTTCGCAACCAAATGGAGGAGATGATGGTTGGAGAAACTGAAGTTGAAGTTGAAGCAACCGACAACAAAACTAAAATGTCGATGCAAGAAAAATTCAGTGCAGTAAGTAAATTTTTAAACACAAATAACTAACAATTAACAACAAAACAAAATGAGCAGAAAATTAAGATTCGACTTGGATATTGATGCATCAGCATTATTACAAGCAAACAGTGAGGCATTTTACTCACGAGCGTATTTACAAGAGGAAACGGTTGACAACTACCGTACACTTCCAGGAGTAAAATTTAAAACGAAAATTTCGACCGTAACATTTGGTCAAGTTTTACAAGCAGAAAATTGCGGATGGAATGCAAGTACTGATGAGCTTTCTTCAGTAGAGGTAGACGTATGTGGATTGTCTGCAATGGCAGAGATTTGTCAATTCCAATTGGAGCAGTCATTCGTATCATTACAAATGACAAAAGGTTCAAATGGTGATTTCACTGTTGCATCTTTCATGGATTTCTATTGGGGAGAAATGGCAAAAACAATTGCTGAGAACATCGAGAAATTACGTTGGTTAGGTGATACAGAATCATTGGTTCCTGCACTTGCATTGTGTGATGGTTATGTGAAATCTTTACTTGCTGATTCAGCAGTGATTGATATCGCTTCTCCAGTTGCGATTACTCCATCAAATGTACTTGCTAAATTGGCATTGGTATACGCTGCAATCCCTGCTGCGGTTATCGCTAACCAAGAGGATTTGAGAATCTATGTATCAACACCGGTTGCTACTGCTTACCGTGCTGCGGTTGCTGCTGCGAATACTCAAGCCAACTTGACTCAAGCATTAGATTTCTCTTACTTAGGTATCAAGATGGTATTGTGTCCAGGAATGGGAACAACTTCCAAAATTGTCGCTACGTTGAAAGGAAATCTTATCTATTCTTTCGATGCTGAAGGAGATGGTAAAGCGTTGAGAGCTATCAATTTAGCTGATACAGTTGCTGAGCCGGTTATCCGTACTCGTGCAAACATGAAAGTTGGATTCACTCATGTGAATGGTGCTGAGATTGTATTCTACAATGCTGCTGCATAATTAATATTTCTGAGGGGATGAAATACTCCCCTCTATTTTTCAATATTTAAAACAACAAAAATGGCTTGTGAAAATTTAGAATCCATAGTTAAGTCGTGCGACAATAACAGTGGTGGGATTTTCAAAGTGTACATAAATCAACAAGATAACATCGAAGGATTCACGTTGGACTCAACTCCAAACACATGGACCATCGACAGTATCGACATCATAACAGGTGGTGATTTATATACTGAATTTGAAATCCGCAGAAATACCGGAAGTTACACCGAAGATGCAGCGATTGACCTTGTCAATGGTAGCTCATATGTAACTGCAACAATCAGCTTGATGTTCCACCGCCGTGACCAATCTAAGTCACAAGCGATTAAGGTACTTGGTGCTGGTCAACAATACCTAAACGCAATCATCCAAGATGCTAATGGTAAATATTGGTACTTCCCTTATTTACAATTGAGTGCAGTTGGTGAAGGTTCAGGAACTGCTCGTGCAGATGGTTCGAAATATTCAGTGACATTGATCGCTGAGAACGATTTCCTTGCATACGAGGTTGATTCAACTATTATCGCAGCATTGATTGCTTAACATTATCTAGAAAAGAGAGAGCTCATCCATTAGGGTGGGCTTTTTTTATAAACATTTTTGAAGGTTTTCTTAATATATTAGTATGATTTACATTGATAAAGGTGAGGTTAATTCAATTGTGCTGACTCTGACTGAGGTGAGCACTCTCTCGAATCCGTATTATTTGTTCGTTTTTGAGAATGAAATGGATACAACCGACACTCCCATCCTATTCACCACCGCTGACATCTCCGATTGGAAGGAAAGATTCAATCTCTTCCTATTGGATGAGCCGGTTGATGTGATTTTGGTCAAGGGACAATACCGATATTCAGTGTACGAATCAACAATTCCACCAACATCAATCCAGGATACGACCGGAGTGGTCATTGAGGAGGGGAGAATGGTTGTAAGTGGTGCAATAACGAACTCAATCTACGATTAAACATGGGATTATTTGACCGATTCAGAACAACAAAGCAGGAATCACCCGAAGTGGTAGAAGGATATCAATCCTTTTCAACACCATTTCTTAAAATTGGCTCAGGGAATTTATCTCTTCCATACGTTAATGGGAGGCATCAAACGAGTGGATACATTCCATTCGGGGATTCAAATTTATTTCCTTCCGTCCTTAACCAATTGGTATACTCATCGCCTTTGCATGGCTCCATTGTGGATTATAAAACCAATGCAGTAATTGGTGGAGGGATTGAATTGAAAACAACTACAACGACACCTCAAGAGCTCCTTGAATTGTACACATTTGAGAAGAAATCTCGATTGAAAAAGACAGTTCGGATTACAACCGAACAATTGATTGTACACAATCGTGTTTACTTTAAATTGTACTTTGATGATAAAATGAAGCTCACTCGAATGGAGAATCAATCTCCGGATAAAGTGAGAAGAGGACGTGATCATAATGATTATTTCCTTTGCGATGATTGGTCCGCAAGAATTGACGTGCGTGACATTCAAAGATACCATCCAACCTGCACTGATAAATGCCAATTATTTGTATACGAGGTTGAGTGTTTAGGTCAAGAGTGGTATCCGCTTCCAAAATACACATCGGCACTTAATTTTGCATATCTCTCTGGCGAACTTTCGTACTTCGCAAAATCAAATATTCAGAACAGTGTTTTCCCATCATTCGCAATGATGTTCCCTAAACGACCGCAGTCGGAAGAGGAGAAAAATGTCCTAAGAAATACGATGGACAAGATGAAAGGTGCAGCGAATGCAGGAAAGGCAGTCGCATTCTTTTCAAATGGTGCGGAGCAGATGCCTAAAATTGAAAGCATTCCAACCAATCAAAACGATAAACTATTCCAGGAAGCATCCGGATTGAATACTGAGCAAATTTGTTTTGCTCATACAATAGATCCGATACTGATGGGAGTTCGAACAACCGGCTCACTTGGCTCAGGAAGTGATATCAAACAAGCATATGTGATATTTGAAAAGAATGTTGTGATGCCATTAAGAGAACAGGTATCTGATATATTCAATGAGATACTTCGAATTGCAAAAATCAACGCAGATTTCAAAATCAACAACTTCCAAATCATCAATGAAACAATCGTTGAGGTGGAAGGTGATGCATCCAAAACTCAAGACGCATTGAATGCCATGAGTCCATTGGTTGCGACTAAGGTATTGGATACCATGACACCGAATGAAGTGAGAGCTCTCGCATCGTTACCTCCAATTCAAGGTGGAGATGTTATTGCAAGTAATCAACCACAAACACCTCAAGCATAATGTTGTATTTTATCACTGAAACCTACCTCAAAACGAACACACCAATCACTGCCAATGTGGATGTGACTGATGTGACTCCATATATTGCGACTCAAGCACAATTGAGAGTGATGCCAATACTCGGGACTGTCTTTTATGATTATCTTTTGGAGGCATACAACGACCAAACATTGACACCGGAAGAGGAAGCTCTTGTTCTATTCATTCAACCGGTTGTCGCGTGGCGTTCAGCAGAGGATGCAATCTTTGGATTGACTTATCAACTTAAGAACAAAGGACTTCAAACTCAATTCGGTGATAACTCATCCAGTGTATCTCGTTCAGATGTCGCATTCGGGATGGAGCATTATGCACAAAAGGCATCATTCTTTGAAATGAGATTGATTCGCTACCTGGTAAAGAACAAAGCGGAATTTCCACTCTTCACATCCCATGAGAATCGCGATACGGATTTAAGACCTCAGATTGATTGTCATATGTGTGTGGGAAATTGCTTCATGAATGGAACATGGACTTGTGGATATCCAACTGATAACGGTTATAACAATCAAATATTGGTATTATGAGGCAGAATGTGTTGATATTGTTAGCTTCGTTTTGGGCGGTACTTTCACCGGTTATGCCGATGATATACTTGGCAATGTTGGCCATCTTCATTGATACTTGCTTCGGTATTTGGCGATCAGTAAAAAAAGGCGGTTGGAATGCGTTCCAATCTCGCAGATTATCCGACACAATTTCCAAGTCATTGCTTTATGGTGGTGCAATTATGTTCACCTTTCTGATTGAGAAGTACATCGCAGGGGATATCATTGCTCAGTTCATCTCCGTTGAGCTTATAATGACCAAAGTATTCGCATTCTTTTGCGTGATGGTTGAGATAAAGTCAATCAACGAATCATATGAGAGTGTTACAGGCAAGAATGTACTCGCAGCTCTTCGCAAATTTATCACAAGGACAAAAACTAACTTAGACGAATTCAAATGACATTGATTGAAAAGTACGTTAAGTTCGTGAAGAAATGGGAAGGTGGATTGAGTCGTGATAAAAATGATTCGGCTTCATCCTATCCATGTCCAACACCATTCAATGGCAAAACGGGATGGCATACAAACGCAGGAATCACATACAAAACGTGGGTTTCTTTTTATGGTCCCGAAAACAATGCAAGATTCTTTGCTATGAATTCAGCGGATTGGTTTAAAATATTTAAAAAAGGATATTGGGATGGTGTTAAAGGTGATTCATTTACGTCACAAAACATTGCAATATTTGTTACAGGAATGGCATGGGGAAGCGGAGCCAAACAAGCAGGTAAAAGTTTACAGGTTGCAATCAATCACTGTGGATTGTTGTGCAGTATAGATGGGATAATCGGAAATAAAACGATTAACTGTGCAAATGCTATCAATCCCACACAATTATTTGATGAATTAATCAACGAAAGAAAACGATTCTTTTATGCAATTTCAACAGGAAAAAACGCTAAATTTTTGAACGGATGGCTCAATCGATTATCAGATTATCAAAAAACCTTCAGGCCTTAATACTCGTTAGTGTATTATTGGTATCGTGTTCAGCAGAGCACCATCTAAACAAGGCAATCAAAAAAGGATACAAATGTGAGGAGGTATCCGATACCATCCAAATCACATCGGTTGATTCATTTCCCGTGATCGTGAACAACGAAATTGTGTGGGAGAAATTCATCACTCAGAAGGATACGGTTGTAATGTGGAAAACTCAGTACATTCCACGCACCCGTTGGGAGAAAAAAATCGAGTTTAAATTGAAAAGAGATACTATCCGCCAAATTCAAAAGGTGGAAGTTGCCAAATATAAAAGCGAGAAGAAATCGAAAGCAAATATTTGGTTGTTTGTTATAGGATTTGGACTCGGATTATTCACCAAATACCTTTTTAAATATGCTCAAAAAGCACTCTAAAAACATTCATGAGCTTCACATTGATGGAGCAACCGTTCAACTTGCAATGATGTCCGACCTTCACTGGGACAATCCAAAATGCGATTGGGATTTATTGAAAAGAGATTTTGATTACTGCCTTGAGAATGATATTAAGGTCATGGTCAATGGTGATTTCTTTTGCTTGATGCAAGGGAAAGGTGATCGTAGAGGAAACAAGTCCGACATCCGACCTGAGCACAATAATTCAAAGTACCTTGACTCAATCGTTGAAACTGCGGTTGAGTGGTTCTCACCATATGCTCACATCCTTACTGTCATCGGATACGGAAATCATGAAACTGCCATCATAAAGTATCAAGAAACGGATATCCTTCAGCGATTCGTTGACCTACTTAATTACAAGAATGGAAGCAGTGTAATGACCGGAGGTTATGGTGGATGGCTTATCATTCATCAGAAATACAATGCGAGTACATGGACCACAACCAAAGTTAAATACTTTCATGGCTCAGGTGGTGGAGGAATCGTTACCAAGGGAGCAATCAACTTGACCAGGTCATTGGAGATGTATGAGGATTTTGATGTGTTCACAATGGGCCACATCCATGAGAATGCTTGTCGTAATGATGTGAGAGATACAGTAACTCATTCACCAAAGCATGGATATGTGAATCACCACAAGAACATCCACCTCATGCTTACCGGAACTTACAAAGAGGAGTATGGTGATGGCTCAAAAGGATGGCACGTTGAGAGAGGAGCTCCCATCAAACCAACCGGAGGAAGGATACTGAAGATAAACGCCAAAGAAATCAAGAGAGAAGGCATAAGAAAAATGCACAAAAGTATCGACTCAATCAAATTTCCTTTGTAAATTAGCAACTCATTAGCGTGTGTAAAGGGGGATGTCAGAAATGGTATCCCTTTTTTTATGGGTATAACCTTTGTTCTATTACAAAAACTGTCACAATTTAACCTTATTTTGTGACAAACATTGGCCATTATTTTAATTTATTGGCAATTGTATATACGCATTGATACGAATTTATACGCAAAATATACGCATTAGCACCCCATCGGATATAGCATTCACAATTAATTTTGTTCAAAACTGAAAAAAAAGTTAAAAAAGTTTTGCAGAAATGAAACTTATACCGATATTCGCAGTATAAATTTAAAAAACACCGCTATGAAAAAACAAGAAATGATTCAAATTATAATTGCAGAGGAAAAGCAATTATGGAACGAAATGATGGAATGTATTGATAAACTTGGAATGCATGATCCTATTACGGATATGCAAATTGCAAGATGGTCAGCTGTTCATAAACTAGTATGTAAATTAAGAGGAATATGAAAACACTAAACGAAAATAAAAAGGACATCCTTGGCACTGTTGTGGCTTTGTCATTATTTTGGACTGTGATGCTTTACTTTACCGCTACACAACCTGACTATTGCCAAACCAATAAAGTCCCGCAAATCAAAGAAAAACACGTTCAGTCACCGGTATTGGAGAAATACGGTGAACTCATCACTAAAAACTCAGCGAAATGAATTGGAAAAAAGAAGTAGAGAGAATTGATTTGGACTTCATGGATGTGGATAACTGCTCAATGGAAGCTCATTATAAAATTGGAGCAATATATTTCCAAATTGACATTGATTGGTGGAAAAGCAACTATGATTTTGAAACCGCTCGATATGATATCGATATCAATGTGAAGAGTGGAGTGTGGTGGACCGATGAATTCCCCGATGATAAGGTCATGGAGTTTGATCCTGGATATAAGGAATGGATGCTTAGAATGATTGAACATCTAATGGATGAAAGAGATTTCCTAAGTGAATATACTTGGGGAAATGATAACGATGAAATTGATTGGGAAGAATATGGTATTTAAACTGCAAAGGATGAAAAGGTTTTGGACAACCAAGTCATCACACGAACACATCAGAGGTACATTCAACGAGGAACTGTACAAGAGAATATGTGAAATAAAATTTAATCAGACGTTATGACACCAAAAGAAAAAGCAAAAGAATTATTTGATAAGTACAATAAAACAGTAAATACTATTACCTATACTCCAATTAAAAAATGTGCATTAATTGCAGTTGATGAGTGCCTTCATACTTGCGTTGAATCTATGGTATATTATTGGAATGAAGTTAAACAAGAAATCGAAAAATTATGAGCTACAAAAGAAAAGAAAACCATGAAGCATCGATGCTTGGAATTGCATTGAGCCTTGGTATCGCAGCAGTATTAATCATCATTAAATTAGTGTCGCTATGTATAAGCTAAGTTACTATTCTGGAAAGACAGTCATTCAATCCTGGACATTCCCATCCAAGTCATTGTGCTATTGGAAGAAATCGGATCTATTGAATCGAGGCCTTTGTACAGTTGGAAAATTTAAAGTGGAGCCGGTATGAAACCATCAACCAAAATACTTGCAATCGTTGGAATACTTCCGGTGATTGGTGACTTCATCGAGGACATGAATGATGAGAAGATATTCACAAAGTCAATAAAACAAAAGGCGAATATGCTACTCGATGAGATTCGGCGAAGTGATAAGAGATTGCTCGATGATGCCGGAGCAGAGATATGGAATCAGCAAATGGATATACAAATGGCCTTCAGACAATGGCTACAAAACGCAGAAGATGACAAAGAACGATAAAATAAAAGCAATTAAACACATCATCCAACGAGATGCATTGGATGTAACGAGTCGACACCAGGTATTGACAATGAGAAGGAGATACCTAATGGCTGAATTGAGAGCATTGAATCTCCCATTCCATTCCATTGGTGAACTATTCAATCGAGGTCATGCAACAGTGATGCATAATATCAAGCAACACAATTGGTCCGTTGAGAGTGGTGATTTATATTACATTACCGTAATTCAAGATGATATCGATGAGCTTCAGGGAAGTGCTAATGTAAAGAAATTACGATTTTTGAGAGATGATATCCTCAAATGTAGATCGTACAATCAGCTCAAATCAATCAAAAGGAGAGTGTTGAGGAATGAATATGAGGAGCTCTTGAGTAGTGATGCGTGACGATATGACGATGCTCTTATATACCTACTATATACAATAAGTCAATTTTTAGGAATGGGCATCGAGTTTTTTTATCGTCACATCGTCACGCTTTTGCTCAAAGTCAATCCCAATATAGTTTATAGGCGTGACGATAACTTTTCAACATCGTCACGGATTGACATTTTTTACCTATATTTGTCACATTAACACACGCAAAAAATGAAAGTATCAGTATTTAAGAATCTTTTTAGCTCAAAAGATACACCGTATGAGCTCACAATTCATGACATATACCAACGAATCAAAGTTGGGAATCCTGAATTGATTTCCAAAATAACAAAAATTAGAAAACTCGAAAAGAGTGATCCGGAGCATGACCGATTGAAGTCATCGTTGAATGCAATCATGTTCAATGGAATATTCTCAGAGAGAAATGACAATTCATTGGTTGAGCATTCCGGATTATGTGTTTTGGACTTTGACCAATATCCATCAAAGGAGGTAATGGAGGTAGAGAGAGCTCGATTGATTGATGATAAGCACGTCATGATGGTATTCACCTCTCCAGGTGGAAATGGATTGAAGGCAGTCATCAGCATTCCAAAATCAGACAAGCTCGAACACAAAAGGAGATTCACTGCATTCGGTAAATACTTCCAATCGGATTATTTTGACGTGAAGAATTCAAATGTATCTCGTGTTTGCTTTGAATCATACGATCCGAAGATATACTTCAATGAGTTTTGTCAAGTATGGGAAGGAATTGAAACAGATGAGGGATACAATTACACTGAACGTACTCCGATTTGCATATTGAATGATGAGGATAAAATCATTTCATTGATTGAGCGATTTGACCATGGATGTAAATTCGAGGAGGGGAGTAGAAATCACTTTGTTTTCAAGTTGGCTTGTGTCATGTGTGAATATGGCATTGATAAGTCAACAACTGAACAATACATATGGACTAAATACTGCCAAGGAACGAGCTTCAACCATGGTGAAATGGTAACATCCATCAATTCAGCATATAAAAAAGCGACATTCTCAACAAAATACTTTGAGGATAAGGATACCTTTCACAAGGTCAAACAAAAACTCAAGTCGGGAATCACTAAGGATGATATCAAGAAACAGTTGGGAGTCGCTGATGACATTATCGATGATATAAAGGAAGAGATTGCATCAGGTGATGATGTATTCTGGATGGTTGATTCAAAGAAAGGAGTCCAAATCGAGCCAATAAAATACAGTGAGTTCTTGGTGAAGAGTGGATTCAACAAATACTATCCGGAGAATGCTGAACGACCTACATTTGTGAGGGTGAAGGAGAACAAAGTCCGATTGAGTTCCACTGAACAAATCAAAGATTATGTTTTGAACTACCTTCTCGATAAGAATGAGGTCAATGTTTGGAATTACTGCTCACGTTCACCTTATCTCTTCAATGAGAATCACCTGAACATGATTGACTCGATTGATATCTTCATGCTCCAGGACACCAAGGACTCATCATTCATCCCATTTAAGAATGGAGTGGTGAAAGTATCCAAGAATGATGTGAAGGTCATGAGTTATATCGATGTGGATGGATACATTTGGGAGAATCAAATCATTCAACGTGATTTCACTCCAATCAAGGATTCAACAAATGACTTTGAGGATTTCGTTAAAAAGGTATCTGCCAATGACGATGTGAGAATCATGTCACTTGAAACAACCTTGGGATATCTCATCCATTCATTCAAAGATAAAACGGATCAAAAGGCAATCATCTTCAATGACCAAGAGATTGATGACAATCCAAATGGGGGAAGTGGGAAGTCATTGATGTTGGCAGCTCTCGGATACTTCCGAAGAGTCGTAAAGATTGATGGAAAGAGCTTCAATCCTGGAAAGAGTGATTTCGTATACCAACGGGTGAACTTGGATTCTCAGATTCTAGCATTCGATGATGTGAAACGCAACTTTGATTTTGAGCAATTATTCTCAATCATCTCGGAAGGAATCACAGTCAACCGAAAAAATAAGGATGAGATATTTATCCCATTTGAAAGGTCACCAAAGATTGTCATCACAACCAACTATGTGATAAGTGGAGCAGGAAGCTCTCATGACCGGAGAAGGCATGAACTTGAATTCTTTCAATACTTCCATTCAAGACGATCACCATTGGATGAGTATGGAAGATTGCTCTTTGACTCATGGGGAGATGATGATTGGATTCGCTTTGACAATTACATGATAAAGAATCTTCAATTGTTCCTTTCCAATGGATTGACTAAATCAATATCAATCAATGCCGATGCGAAGAGATTCATTCAATCAACATCGAAAGATTTCTATGATTGGACTGAGGAGGGGAATCTTGCACTCAACATATTCCATTACAATAGTGGAGTGATGCAACAATTCACATCTGAATTTAATGGATGGAAGGATCTAGAATCAAGGAAGTTCCTCAAATGGGTAGCTGAATATGCTAATGTGAAAGGATATGTGATGAGTAAAGGAAGGAATCACAATGGAAGATACTTTGAATTGAATATACCAGGTTTGCAGGTTGAGAAACCAAAGGATGACATTTGGGATGAGTTAAACGATAAAGCAAAAGAGATATGACAAAACAAAACAAAGAACGAATCAAAGACCTCGAAAGAGCTCTCACACGAGCGAAGTATCCAAAGTTGCCATATGTGGATAGCTTTCTAACTAATTGGCAAGATAACTCAGCAAACGCACTCACCAAATCCATATGTGGATTCCTTCAGATGAGTGGATGTCAAGCAGAGCGAATCAATACGATGGGATTATATCGCAAAAAGTACCGTACTGATGGAGTGGAGATGGGAGGACAATGGACAAAGGGAACGGGAACACCAGGTTCCGCAGATATCTCGGCAACCATTCGAGGTCGCTCAGTCAAGATTGAGGTGAAGTATGGGAAGGATAGGCAATCAGATGCACAAAAAGTATATCAACAAATGATTGAAGATGCTGGAGGAGTGTACTATATCTCTCGAACTTTTGATGATTTCATCGAATTTTATGATAATTTTATTGCCAATCTAAAATAGTTTATTATCTTTATTGAAAATTAACACGCTAAATAATGGAAAAACAAGAACAAACAGTATCAACTCTGTACAAAAAGTTGCATCTTGCTAAACAGCAAATCGGAAAGGTAGCGAAGAACGCCACTAATCCACATTTCAAAAAGTCGTATGCCGATATCAATGCATTGCTTACCGCAGTTGAGCCAATCTTATTGGAGAATGGTTTGATATTGCTTCAGCCGGTGATTGGTACCGATGTAGTGACTCGCATTATTGATATCGATTCAGGTGAAATGGTTGAATCATTCATGACCTTGCCGATTATAACGGATCCACAAAAGGTACTTAGTGCGGTTACTTACTTCCGAAGAGGTACATTGCAATCACTTCTTTCACTTCAGGCAGTGGATGATGATGGAAAGGCAGCATCGATTGCAGTCAATCCGGTGAAACCTGCTCTTGACAATGCGAGATTTGAATCCGCAGTGGCATCCATTAGTGCAGGAAAGTATACAAAGGAGCAATTGATTGAGAAATGGTCATTGACTGAGGTACAACTTAAAGCATTAGAAGTATGAAGTGGCATCCATCCTCCATCGGCAAGTTGATGACCAATGGCCGAGGCAAGAATGAAATGGGAGCAACTGCGAAGAGTTACATCAAGCAGATTGCAAAGGAGAATTTTTACGGTTACCGAAGTGAAATCAACAATAAGTACATCCAAAAAGGATTGATGCAAGAGCAGGACTCAATTGACCTGCTTAATACTGTGCGATTCGATGGATACATCAAGAACACTGTGCGAATGGTTGACGAGCTGATGACCGGTGAATGTGATATCATCACTAATGATTCAATAATCGACATCAAAACATCCTGGTCATTGGATACCTTTCCAGTGATGGCAGAGGATGGATATGATACAATATATGAGTGGCAGTTGAGAGCTTACATGAGGTTATATGACCGACCTAAGGCAGAATTAATATATTGCATGGTAACTACATCCAACGAACTACTGAACGAGTGGGAGAACTTAGATATACACCGCGTTGACCACATCGCACCGGAGAAGAGAATCACCGTACTTTCTTTTGATCGTGATGAAGCGAAGGAGCAAGAGATGGTTGAGAGATTGGAATTGTGTACTGAGTATTATAATGAGTATTATAAATTATTGGAAGCGAAATGAAAATAACAATCGAACAATACGAACACACAGTGACACATGAAGTCCCATTCAACGATGTTGACCTTGACGAAGCGTTACAAATGGTAGAAGGACTTTTGAGAGCAATTGGATATGTATTCAGTGGTAACCTTGAGATAGTAGACGAGTGGAAAGAAAACGAAGAATCATTTAGAATAGTTGATGAACCTAATGAACCAAAAATAAGAGTTGGAGATGCTACAATCACTACCTATGATAAATTTGGAGTTAAACATGAAATTATAACTAAACAACAAGAACAATGAAATGCGAACATAAAAATTGCACAAGAAATTCAACAATAACAAATAGCCAATATTTTGAATGCAAATGGTATTGTACATTTCACGCAAATAAAGCCACTAAAGATGGTAGAATATTAAGAAAGTTAAAAGTAAAATTTAAACAACAAGAACAATGAAGACAGCAGTAGAATGGTTGATTAATGAGCATTTTGGAGGTATAGAGAATTGTACTCCCGATTTTAGATTTCATATACAACAAGCCAAAGAAATGGAAAAGAACCAGAATATTGATTTTGCAAGAAAATGTTTAGACAAAGCAAAAGATTTAGATGTACTAACTGCATTTCTTAACACAGAACATTACTACAACGAAACATTTAAACAACAAGAACAATGAAAAAAGAAAAATTATCAGCAGTAGAGTATATTAAAGAGAAATTAATGTGCGATGAGTATTGGTATGAAAATATGACCTTTGACCAAATATTTGAACAAGCAGAAAAAATTGATAAAAGACAAAAACACGAATCAATTGAAAGTCAAGTTGCTATTTTAAAAGATACATTAGATGAAATGATGACTGGATTCGATTCTGAAGAAGATAGAATGGATTTCATTCTTGATATTTGTAATGGGTATAAAAAACGAATTGAAACTAAACAACAAGAACAATGAAAGAGAAACAATTAACAACAAAAGAACAAGCAAAAGAATTAGTAGATAAATTTAATTTTAATTGCAGAGAATGTGATAACGCTATATTATCAGCACAAGTAGCAGTAGATACAATTATTGAAAGTGATTGCCTACACTACCCAGAAGACAGATTGTATTGGAAATCAGTCAGAAAAGAACTTGACATTTTAAACCAACAAGAACAATGAAAACAGTAGAATCTCTTAGCATTGAATATTTTGATAATACTTTAACATTTGAAGAATTTGAGATTAGGCGTTTGAAAAAAGTTATTGAAGGCCTACAAGAATTAAAATTACAAAAAGAACAAGAATTAGAAGAACTTAAACAACAAGAACAATGAAAGAGAAAACGATTGCAATAATCGGAATGACAATCATAACGATAATTATAATTGCAGTAATGACAATGATAGCTTCACAAGTATTCAGCGGAGCATTTTAAACGTAAACAATTAAATCAAATATGGAATTATCAGTAACAGGCACAATCAAAGTAATTGAGCCAATCAAACAAATCAGCGACAAGTTCTCAGTGAGAATGTTCGTCCTTACAGTACCAAATGGAGAGTATCCTCAGGACATCTCATTCCAATTAGCTCAAGACAAGTGTAAAATGTTGGATGAGTATTCACCTGGTATCGATATCACAGTGAAATTCAATCTGAGAGGAAGAGAATACAACGGGAAGTATTACAATACTTTGGATGTGTGGAATATTAACTCAATGCCGGTAGTTGATGAGAGCTTTGACGATTCACCTTTCTGATGGGGAAACCATTCGTGACTTCATCGATAGAGAGGTGAGGTCACGGGTATCCAAGAGATACAAATTAGCTCATATCGCTGAGGACATGGGAATCACTTATCTTCAGTTGTGGAGATTCTTGAAAGGTCATCCAGTGAATGAGGAGTTCTACATCAAATTTTTCAAGTATTATGAGAGATAGATACTTCATTGCCTATGTTGGCACCAAGAATGAGAATCCACACATGATCATCAACCGGTTTCAGGATGTGTTCAGTGGGATGAATGTCAATTATTGCATTGTGTTAACGATGGAAGATGATGAGGTATATATCGATGAAGTGGATGCAGCTGCATTCGATGAAGTTAAATGTCAAATGAATTGAGATGAAAAAAACTAACAAAGAGCTCCAAAACTTATATGACTTTATGGAGATAATGATGAATGAGATTAATTCAAATACCAAGCAAATCTTTGCTGAAGAGCTGAGAACATTTGGTGCAATGCTTGAGGAAGTGGAAATCATCCCTGAGGAGAAACCAATCAACACCGATCCAATCGTAATGAAGGTCATAACCAAGTATTATGAACGTTCCGAGATGGGAATTAAAAAATATGGTACCACATTGGAGAATAATTACTTACCTTTGATTGATTGGTTGAATCATCTCCAGGATGAATTGATGGATGCAACCTTGTATATTGAAAAATTAAAGATATGACTTATTTAGCTTCACTCGCACTCAGTTGGTTCCTGGTATCCTTTGAGCCACTGCAAATGATATGGGATGGATTGGCAATGCGAATCAAACCAAATCACTTGGTCAACTACATTCATGCCGGACTTGGTTGTTGGAAATGCATGAGCTTATGGTCCACATGGATCATCACCGGTGATTTCATTCAGGCAACTATTGTGTCATTCATTGCGTTTATAATTGAGGAATGTTTAGCGAAGCTGAAGTAAAATATATCAATGAGATTGTCACGTCAAGTGATGCGTCTAAGTATGCCAAAATCACGTTGATATCACTTTATAAGATATACGATAAGCACACCGGAGAGAAAACAACCGATTGCTTTTGTGCCAGGACAGTGAGGAAGATATATTATAAGCAATTCATTGAATGGTATGAAGCAAACACTTGACCGATATATCTCAAGGCATTATGATGAGGTGAGGACGTACACTGAGTATTTCCTCACTAAATTCAAAGCCAGGATGAGTGCCGATGTGGTCATTAACAACTCATATCTTTATGTGGCTGAGATAAGTGATGACACAAAGGATGAGAATAAGGTCAAGAGCTACTTATTGAATACAATCAAGAAACAAATCCTTTGGTCCACGTCAATCAGTCAACTTGAGGAGAGAGTGGGTGCCAATGAGCTTGATATTCCGAATGACTGCGATGACGAGGAGGATTTGGAGCAAAAGATTAGAGAGGAAAAGAAATACCATGACCACAAGTCATGCATTGAGATATACAAGAGAGAGATGAAGGACAGAATCAAGGTCATAATCTTTCAAGCATATTATGAGAAGGGATATAACACCGCCAGGTCAATGGCTAAGTATTTTGACATTCCGGTGACATCGGCTCATTATTACATTAGGGATATTAAACACGATCTAAATAGGATAAAAAATGAGAATCAAGGAGGAATATAAAGGGAAAACTATTGTCAAACACGCAACAGTTCGAAACATAACCGTTGTTGTTGATAATATAGATGTATCAAAGTACAAATATTATGTGTCAATTGGCATGGGATATTTATTTGAGAACGAATCGGAAACAACAACCGCACCTGAGAAATGCATTCAATATGAGGGCATAGAGCAGGAAGTGAGTGCAAAACCGATTCCAAAGAGAAAAAGAAGAGTAAAACCAACACCAGGTAAAGGAGAGGAATAATGATAGGAAGGCCACGCAACTTTGAAACACCGGAGGATTTATATGAGCTATTCGAGAAGTATCGGAAGCACGTTAAAGAGAATCCTCGATTCCAATACTCATTGAGTAACAAAACCGGGAAGGCTGAGCCTATTCCATTGGAAGCTCCATTGACTTTGAGTGGATTCAGAGTGTTTTGCCACGATCATTCTTTGGTTGTGCATGATTATTTTGCAAATACGGGAGGGAGATATTCGGCGTTTACGACAATCTGCTCACGCATAAGCGATGAAATCCGCAATGACCAAATTGCAGGAGGAATGGTTGGCCAATACAACGCATCCATCACTCAACGATTAAATGGACTCACCGAGAAGGCTGACATCACGACCAACGGAAAGGACATCAACGAAATCAAGGTGAACATCATCAAGCCGGATGGAGATAAATAGCACCGTTATCTTTGAGAAGAACTATCAAGCTCTCCAGGATAAGGATGTACGTTTTATAATTAATGAGGGAGGCTCAAGGTCATCTAAGACATATTCCCTTTGTCAAATGATAATTGTTTACTCTCTCCAAAATAGGGGGAAGGTTACATCTATTATCAGAAAAACGTTTCCTGCACTTCGAGCAACAGTCATGAGGGATTTCCTTGAGATCATGAAGGAGATGGATATCTATGATGTCAATGCTCACAACAAGTCGGAGAACATCTACACCTTCCCGAATGGAAGCATGATTGAATTCTTTTCAGTCGATAATGAGCAAAAAATAAGAGGAAGGAAACGCGACCTCGCATGGTGCAATGAGGCAAACGAATTATTTTTCGATGACTTCACTCAAATAAATATGCGTACCGAAGGAAAGCTCATCTTCGATTACAATCCAAGTGAATCAGCATCCTGGTTGTATGAGTTACCTAAGGAGGAGAGCATCCTCATCAAATCAACGTACCGCGACAATCCATTCCTTCCGGATTCAATCCGTAGGCAAATCGAGGACCTCAAGCGGACCGATGAATCACTGTATCAAATCTACGCACTCGGTGAGAAGGCAATCAGCAAATCAAACATCTATTCCAATTGGACCTTCGTGAAGCATCGACCTGCAAGATTCGTGAACTATGTGTATGGACTTGACTTCGGTTACAATCACCCCACTGCTCTCATGCGAGTGTATTGGTGTGAAGATGACATCTACATCGAGCCGGTCATCTATGAGAGCTACCTCACCACCACCAATCTCATCGAGAAGTGTGAGCAACTTGGAGTGGAGAAGCACATCACGATTGTGGCAGATTACGCACGACCGGAGATAATCGCGGAAATGAACAATGCAGGATACGATGTGCAGAATGCGAACAAGGTTGTGAAGAAAGGCATCGACAACATCAAGACCTTCGGAGTGTTCTGCGAGGATGAGTCCAGGATAAAAAAAGAATACGAGAATTATAAGTGGAAGAAGATAGGCGACCAAATCACGGATGAGCCGGTGAAGCTGTGGGATGATGCCATGGATGCGGTGCGATATGCCGGAACTTACATCCGAAAGGAATACTATACCGATGACTCATACTTCGCCTTCTAAACAAAAGAGGTATTTTTGTTAATATATATATGGCATTTAGAACAAAGAAAATATCGCAGATGGATCCGAAAGGAGCCAACCTTGCATCAACCGATTTATTGGAGATATCTGAATTGGTGAGTGGAAGCTATGTAACCAAGTCAATCACTGGAGCGGAAATCGTTGCGGGAGCGACAACGGGATTCGTCCCAACATCACGCACCCTAACAATAAACGGAACTACACAAGACCTATCAGCAGATAGAACATTCACAATATCAACGGGAATCACAATCGGTACGACTGCTATCACATCGGGTACTGTTGGACGTGTATTGTTTGAAGGCACGGGAAATGTAGTTCAAGAATCGGCGAACTTGTTTTTCGACCCAACTACAAATATACTTTATGCCAATTTAGATATGGGGGCTTTCTAATGAAGACAATTGATTTAAGTAAATATGACTTAACAGATCCTAATCTACTTGTTAAAGACATAGCAAAAATGGAAGGGTATAGTGTTGGGGGTTTCTATCTTAAAATGAAGCAACAAGGAATTAAGATAGGCAGAAGGGGGACTTCCGATAAGGCAAAAGCCGCTATGTTTGGAAGAAAGACTAAGAAAAGACTTAACGATCCATTTTCATTCCACACAACAAGATTGTATAAAACATGGAGGGCAGGTGCTCTTACTAGAGATAAAGAATTTAAAATTACTTACGAAGAATTCATAGAATTGTATAATAAACAAAATGGACTATGCGCATTAAGTGGTTCGGCTATGAAAATAGATGAAGATACTTTTGACATGAGCATGGACAGAATAAATAGTGATTTAGATTATACACTAGATAATGTTCAGCTTGTCATAAAGCAAGTCAACTATATGAAGCAAAGTTATACTCAAGAAGAATTCGTAAATTTGTGTAAATTAATAGCTAACAAACATGCCTAATACATTACAAATAAAAAGAGGCTTACAAGTAAATCTACCTACAGGTATTGCAGGTGAATTGTTATTCACTACAGATACGAAAAGAGTATATATAGGAGATGGAGCTACTAATAATTTATTACAAGGAGCATCATCTATACTTACTACAGGTATGGTATCTTTCTCTGATTCATTAGGAAAGCTTACAGGTAGCTCTTCATTGTACTGGGATAACACGAATGGATTTTTAGGAATAGGTACAAGTACCCCAAGTACAAAATTACACGTTGTAGGTTCTGAAATTACTTTCGCAGTAGCAAGTGGTGCAATGAATTTTTACAATACACCTGGAGCAAATTCACATTTTAATTTTATTAATTCACGTCAAGATTCCGACTATATTTTTAAACAAAATAGAAATGGAGTTGCTAATTCAACATCTTTAGTTTTAAAAGGTTTAACGGGTAACGTACTCATCAACACAACAACCGATGCGGGATATAAGTTAGATGTGAACGGGACTGCTAGAGTTAGTGATTTAACAATAGGCACTCCATCAGTTGACAACAATGTAAGATTTGGAGGTAATAACACTAGAATATTTAATAGCATTTCAGATAATTCATTGAATTACCAAAGCGTTTTTTCTTCAACTACGGTTCACAGATTTACAACAAATTCAACTTTGCCTAACGCGAATACAAGCGGTACAAATGTATTTATGTCTTTGCCTATTGGATTTGCACCAACAAGTGGCACGGCAACTTGGACGCAATTGTCAATGACGCCTACCATCAACCAAACGGGCGGTGCGAACGGAATTACTAGAGGACTATATATCAATCCAAATTTAATTGCCGCTGCTGACTTCCGAGCAATCGAAACAACAAACGGAAAAGTAATATTTGGAAACCTTCCAACCTCCCCCGTAGGTCTTCCAACGGGTGCAATTTGGAACAATTTAGGAATCTTATCAATAGTATAAATAAACATAAATAAAATGGAAACAAACACAAACGGAGTAGCGATTCAACCAATCGTATATCCACTTAACGAAGGTACTGCAACACGAATGAGCGTACTTGTATTGAACTTCGAAACTACTGCAACAACTTGCACGACCTATTGGCAATTACTAACTGAGGACGGAGTACAACTTTCACAAGGCAATTACACGCTAACTGAAGAACAATTCTTAACTTGGGGGACTGATAATTCAGTCGTAAACGAGTATGTCGCTGAAGCTATCGGAGTAACAATCCTATAAAAACACGAAGTATGTTAACACTATCAGAAGAACAAGTAAAGCAATTAGAAGCTATCTTAAGTGAATTACCGATGAAGTTCGGAGTTCCTATTTTGAATATCTTAAACGAAGCTAGTAAACCAAGCGAAACAGAATGAGTCAATCAACCATAGCATCACCTCAGGCATTCAGTCCGGCATATAATCCTTTGAAGTTCATCGTTGATTCAACCAACAAGAACAACACGGGATTCAAGTACATATTCCAAGTATTCGAGGCAGGAACTGCAAACAAAATTGCGGAGTATAAAGTGCTCCCAACCTATGTTGATGGATATGGTGAGATTGATTTATCGAAGCTCCTTCAGAGCCAAGTATCTTGGGACCTCAACACACTGAGCACATCATGGTACAATGCACCGAATTCGAGATACCTTTACGATGTCAAAGTCGGAGAGGAGCAATTGGCTGAATACTTTTGGACTGCCAACCTCACAGATAACGGAGGTAACACGAGAGTCCATGCAACCAACACATTTGTGGTAGGTGACCAGGTAATGATCACACAAGATGATGATGGTGTGGCGAATCCTCAGTTGGAAGGCCTTCACACCGTACTCAGTGCAACGACATCGACATTCACTGTTGGTGTTCCGTTCAGCTCCATCACTGATATCGCAATCAATGGGATTGTTCACTATGCTGATAACCGCAAATTGATTACGTTGGACGTGACTACCTTCGAAGATTACGTTGTTTTCAATGGAGCATTCAGATGGTTGGATTGGTCAGTGTATGACAACTCAGATTATAAGCTAACCTTCGCAGATAGCTATTGGTTAACGAATCAACCTCAACAATTCAGCTGCACATTGGGACAAGATTTGTACCTCAACCTCCGCAGTGCTCAAGGACATGATCGCATCGTGTTCGTGAATAGCAATGGAGCTTCGTTTTACAAAGACATCAACAACGTAGGTGTCATCTCTCAGGTTCCCGTTGGACCAAATAACTATGGAATCTTGGTTGGTACGGGTGACCTTATCACCAACACAGTTGATTGGTACGATGTGTATTATCGCACTGCATTAGGCATTGAGTCATTCAAGTACCGAATCAACCTGGACCGAAGAACAACCATCTCTGAGTATCATATGCTATTTCTTGACCGATTAGGCTCATACTCATCATTTGCCTTCCAATTGAAATCATATGAGAGAGGAGAAATCACTCGCGAGATATTCAACAAGGATGTCAAAGGATATGTGAGTGGAGCATCATGGAACTACCGCACCGAAGATATGGGATTCATGCAGTCAAACATCAACGTGGTGAAGTCATTTGACCTCAATACTAATTGGATGGATGAGAGTGCAGGGCAATACTTCGAAGAGCTCTTGACGTCACCTCAGACATTCGTTAAGATTGTGCAGTACAATACCACTGAGGATGGCCTTCCAATCATTGGAGAGGATGGTTGTCCAATTCACATCGCTGAGTCAACTGCATATCAACCATGCATTGTGCAGAATAACGCATACGAGGTATACCAACAACGCAACAAGAATCTAATCAAGCAAAGCATCACCATTAAATTATCAAATCAAGACAACATCAATGGTTAGAATTCAACTCTCAAATGGTTATCTTGACGTAAAGGAAGGTACTGCATTCCCTTTGAACTTCTCAATCGGTGATATTCGTGACCTCACGAAGCGTACCGGTACGTTCTCCAAGACAATCACATTGGTTGGAAGCAAGAACAACCACAACCTCCTTGGACACCATTACGATGTAAATATTCAAGAGGGTACATTCAACATCAACACCATCACGAAATGCACCGTACTTCAGAACGATGTGCCAATCATGGAGGATGCATTGCTTCAGTTGGTTAATGTTCGCAAATCTCAGATGACCGATGCCTATGAGCAGATGGTTGAGTATGATGTCTTGGTGAAAGATACTCAATGTGAGTTTTACACCGCAATCACCAACAAGGAATTGACCGATTTGGATTTCAGTGATTTGAATCACACGTTCTCAGCTGCGGACATCATTGCATCGTTTGACAATACCATCACCGATGGATTCAAATATGTGTTCCCATATTCGTCAACCGGGAGCAATCAGTACCAGGTGCGACAATTTAAACCTGCTATATATGCGAAGCAATACTTTGACCGCATATTCTCCAACGCAGGATTCTCATACGAATGGACCGGATTGAGTTCCTCCCATTTCGACAAATTACTTATCCCATACAATGGGGATGCCAACACATTTGACACCAAGGATTACTTGGTTGAGGCAGAAATTACCACTCCATTCGATGTGACTTCATCAGTTCAGTCATATGGCAACTTTGATAATGCTACGGGGTGGACTGAGATAACAGATATTCAAGCATCATTCAATCCAACAACCGGAGTGTTTACCGTTCCATTTGATACCTCATTGAATTCAGGTCAAGGATACACAATGATGTATGAGATGGATTACTCACTATTCCTGGATAATACCTCAGGGATGGATGTGGTCAATTCAAATGCATCATTTATAACTCGTCCAAGGATGAGAGCTTCCATCGGTTCATATGAATCTCAGTTGGTTAACGTGGCTCCATCATCAACGGTATCAATCAACACGACTATTTCACCAAGTGGATTAACATTGGATTCAGGAGTACGCACTGGAGGGATGTTTGTGGCTCAGAATTTAGCCAATAGTGGAGAGCTTAATACTGGAGATTTGGTTCAGCTTGAGGTTGGAATATACCAAACATACGGAGCATTCTTCGGGGCAGGTACAGTACAACCGGTGAACGTGGTATTAACCATCAACTCACTTCGAATCCGAATCCTTCCAACTGCTAATTTGCAGGTGATTGGTGGTACATTAGCCATCAATGAATATGTGCCATTGAAAATCAAGCAATCGGATTTCATCAAGTCAATCTTTCAGATGTACAACCTTTATGCTGAGGTGGACACTGACCAACCTAACAAGTTAACTCTTCGCCATCGTGATGAGTTTTATGACAATGGAACTGAAAAGGATTGGACTTACAAATTGATGAAGGATAAAGAGCAGAATCTCCTATTTCTTCCCGATGTAACTAACAAGAAATTAAAGCTCACATACAAAGCGGATACCGATTCAGCGAATGTGGTATACACTCAGATGACTGATGAGATATATGGGCAGATTGAGTATACCTTCGACAATGAATATGTGAAGGACACCGATACCAAAGAGCTTATATTCTCACCAACTCCAGTGATCATCAACTCAATCAATGGATATGTTCCAATCCTGGATGGTGAAGCTCCAAAGACAAACATCCGTATTCTTTACGATGGAGGTGTTCAAACTTGTGGCTCATGGGGATTGGTTGAGTATGGCACAACGGGAGTATTCAACAACACGACTTATCCAATGTTGGGCCATTTCAATGATGCGGTAAATCCAACCTTTGATATCAACTTCGGTACTTGTGATTACTATTACTATTCACCGGATTCATTAACATCGAACAACCTCTACAATACATATTGGAGGAGAACAGTCAACCAAATCAATGTCGGAAAAATGCTCACCGCATATTTCGATTTGAAGGAAGCTGACATCCAAACATTGCTATTGAATGACAAAATCCGCATCGACAATTCATGGTGGAACATCAACCAAGTGATTGACTACGATGCGAACACATCAGCACCAACCAAAGTTGAATTGATTTCAGTTGATTCGGATATCGAATTGGCACCATTCCAAACAAAGCCAGGGACACCAACATCACCAATCACATCGGTTGATGCAGTTGAGTCAACGATTGTAACCAAATCACTTCAATCAAATGGGAATCTGAGTGGTGATGATGTCATTGTGAAGGGTACCGGCAACATTATCGCAACAGGCCTCAAAGGGATTGTTATTGGGGATAACAAGGTATTGAGCGAGGATGGAATTATAACTCCGCAAATCAACGGGATGACGTTCCCAACGAGAGGATATGTTGCATTGCTCAACCAATTAAGTACATCAGCACCAACAGTGATTGAATTCTCCAACACAATCGGACAAATCACCTGGACTCGCACCGCAGTTGGTGAATATCTTGGAACACCATTGACTCCATTGGACACATTGACTACCTTTGTAACTATTGGAAACACTGAACACGATTACCTTGCATCCGCATACATCAACACCGATGGCAATGTGGTGATTATTACTTGCCGAACACAAACACACGCACACGCAGACAGTAAACTAAAAAATTCACCCTTAGAGATTCGAACATATGAGTAATGAAGTATCAATTGACTTAACGCTTAACGGAGTCGGCTCCCTCAAGTCACAGTTAAAACAATTAAAGGAGGCACTTGCCAATGCAACTGATCCTGCTCAGATGGATGCACTCGCAAAGAAGGCGGGTGAATTAGCGGATAGAATTAAGGATGCCAATGAGCAGGTTGCAACATTCACCACTGGTTCGAAATTCGAAGCGGTATCCAATGCATTCTCAAACATCCAAGGTGATTTGATGTCACTTGATTTTGAAGGTGCATCCGAGAAGGCTGCCACATTTCAAAAAACAGTTGGCTCATTAGGGAAAGCAGATATCACCGGAGCCATCAAAGGCCTTACAAAGACAGTCACAACACTCGGTGCTACATTTGTAAAACTTGGTGCTCAGATTCTAATGAATCCAATATTTTTTGTGGCTGCGGTTATCACTGGAATTGTGGTGGCAATTGTAATGTTCTTGAAAAAAATTGGTGTACTTGATAAAGCACTTGCAGCATTAATGGCCCCAATCAATATCCTTATCGATGCATTCAAATGGTTGACCGATGAGATTGGATTGACATCATACGCAGCAGAGGAAAATGCTGAACGTGTTACCAAGGCAAATGACAAAGCAATCGAGTCATCCAAGAAACGTGTTGCAGCGGTTGGTGACAATTATGATATCGAGATTGCAAGAGCGAAGGCAGCAGGAAAAGACACCACTCAACTTGAATTGGATAAGTCAAAAGCACTTGAGAAAGAGGCGATATACCGCAGACAAAAAGCTCAAGAGGAATATGCTGCATTGAATAAAGTTGCATCAGCTGATAACATGGAGAAACGCAAGAAGCTCCGTGAGCAAATTCAAGCAGAGAACGACATCATCAAGGCAGGAAGAAAGGATCGTGCATTGATTGCAATCGCTGATGATGCAGAACAGAAAGCGAAGGATGACGCTGCGAAAGAAAAAGCGAAGGCAGATGCTGAGGTCAGAGCGAAGGCATACAAGGATGGATTGAAAGCTATCCAAACAGAGATTGCCACTGCCAATAAGCTCGTTGTTGATTCAGGTAAAACTCAAACTCAAAAAGAGATTGATGATACCATTGCTAAATACGATAAGCTAATTGCTGAGGCAAAGAAATACAAGCAGGATGTGACCGCATTGGAAACCGCCAAAAATCTTGAGGTGAATAATATTCGCAAGGCAGATGGAGCAAATGAGGAAACAGTGCAGATTGAAAGTGCAGCGAAAGCGGTTGAACGTATTCGTGCAACCAATACTCAAAAACTTCAGATTCAAGGTGAGGCAAACATGGCATCATTCCAAGACCTTCAAAAATACAATGAAGAGGTCAAGGCTGCGGATGAAGCACTTGCATCTGCCAAACTTGATGCAGTTAAAGGAACACTCGATGCAATTGGATCACTTGCCGGAGAGAATAAAAAAGTGGCGAATGCATTATTCTTGGTTGACAAAGCTCTTGCCATTGGTCAAGTAATTGTGAATACTCAAAAAGAGATATCGGCATACGCATCCAATCCAACTTGGTCATTGTTACCTGATGGGGGTGCAGCATTGAAAACCGCTGCGATTGCAGGTGCGAAGATTCGTGCAGCAACATCCATTGGTACAATCGTTGCAACATCCATTGGTAAGTTCATGAATGGTGGTGGTGGTGGAACTGTTGGCGGAGGCGGTAACGTAGCACCACCGAGTGCATCAACTCCATCGGCTCAATCATCAGTACCTTCATTTGTACCTGGTAACTTATTCGGTCAAGGCAATGCTCAAAACAACCAAGGCGGAGGTCAAGATACCAACACAAATATCACAGTCACTGCGGTGGTAAGTGAAACGGAAATAACTTCCACTCAAAACAACATATTGAAAATCCAAAAATCAGCACAATTATGATATCCTACCAAGCATTAACAGATGAAATTATCGCATTCTACAACGCACACCTTCAGGTTAAAAAGGTAGGCACTGATTTTCAAGAGCAGTTGTTCAACTTCGCCACAAAGGATGAGAAGTATCCATTGGTATATATCGTACCAGTGGATGTAGTTGCAAGTGATAACGTGAACTTATTCAACCTGGAGATATATTGCTTTGACATCATCCAAAAAGACCGTGCAAATATCACCACAATTCTCTCAGATACTCAGCAGATTCTCAATGACCTTTACTTGAATTATACATTCTCATTGACCGATACTGATTTTGATGTGGAAGGATTCCCAACATTCACACCACTGAACAATGACCTCTTGGATTATGCAGCGGGATGGTTGATGAATATCACATTTGTACTACCTTCGTGGACAGATTGCCAAATTCCTGAACAAATTCCGAATTAATCTTAATATATAAGTATGGCTTATAAAAATACCGGTGAATTCAATATACTTTATCCAACAAGGAGAAAGGTTGCCAATGTACTCAAGAACGTAATCAAGCAAGAAGCATTGATTGATACCGGTACCTTGTATGATTCAGTGCGTATCAATGCCAAAGTAACTCTTGAGGGTAATCTTCGCATTCAAATCGTTGCAGCTTATTACTTCGGATTCCTTAACAACGGTACAATCAGTATTGCACCATTTGATTTGGTTCGAAAGTTCAACACTCAGCTTGAGCAACAAGGATTGATATCCGAAATGTATGGTCAGTATGTTAATAAATTGGCTCAGACGTTCCCAATCTTGGAACTTGGTGGATTGCTTCGTAAAAAAGTCAAAGTCATTTATGATTTCCAACCTCTATTTGGAGAGTTTTGGGATGCTCTTGATTATTAAATTTCAAGCTCTTTTCTCATTGCAAGGAAGTTGAATATCAATACAAGTTTTGTATCGGTAATCACATCGAACTTTGAGAGGTCACCATTACACATGGTCCATATCAATTGCTCCCACCCCCATTTGGATGATTTCTTTTCCTCTTCCTGCTCTTTGCGTTCTTCCAAATCGGTTGATTCTTCCTCATCCTCGAATGATTCACTCATCAGATTGGAATGGCTATCAAGGAAGTTTTGGCGAAACTGAAGATACTCAGGTATCAATCCGAATACTGAGGTGATGGGATGCTCATCGAATAAGTGAACACGATCACTTGATTTGAATTTGTATGGTTCGAAGATTATATTCTCCCATTCATCAGTTGATGTTTTCCGGTAAAGAATCGCACATATGTTACGGAGGTTCTTGATGTAGTCATCAGTGACGAATGCCTCTAATGTGATAAACTCACCGAGAGTGATGTCAACAAATGGCTTGAGCTTCAATTCACCGAGTTGATGTTGATATCTTTTGGATGGTTCTGATGTCATCCATGCAAGTTGCTTGGTTATATCCTGGAGTTCATCAAGTTCTATATCATCAAAGTCCTCAACCGGAAGGTCTGAGAGGATGGATAACACATCAATGTTATATTCAAATGTTCCATCCTCAATGTTTAAAGACCTAATTTCAATGAATTGTTCAATCGTTACTTGGCTCCACTGCTTCGGAAGGTTGAGATTGAGCATGAGATGCGATTTTTTCAGTGACAAATACCAGGTATGGGATAGCGATTTCAGCTTTCAAGGCCTTAAATAACTTTGCTTTGTGCTTCAAATGTGCTTCAGCATAGTGTTCATTGGGTGATAAATCAGTTCGTTTGAACATCAATGCCAATAAATCACTAATCCAATTGTTAGATTTGCGACCAATCAACTTCTCAATCATTTTGGTGTCTTTCACTGAGAGCTTCATTTGTGCTTGGTAGGTATATCCTTCCAATTCAATCGACTCAACTGCATCCTTTTTCTCATATTTAGATGAGTTGAATTCCTTTACCTTCTCGATGAAATCATTTAATTCCACTTCATTCTCATCCCATTCGGATTCCTTAACACCGAAGTATTCAAAAATCTTGATGTATCTGTCGATGTTGTCAAGTTCTTGGTTGTTGGTGATTTCAGTTACCTTCTCGAATTGTTCAATGGTCAATTCATCCATTCTGTTGGGAATTTCCCTTTCAAATATTTTTATCATAAGTGTGATTTATGAACAAATTTACAATTTTTTTAATATATACATGACCAAAGATTTGCCAATATACAAAATCACTATTGATCCCGAATACTCTGATGGAGAAGATTTGGGGATTGAGCAGATTGCATTTACTTCTCAACCTGCAATAAAGGTGAAAGGAATGGCCTTCGAACAAGCACAACGAATGGTATTCGCTGATGACTTAAAGTATCGAATCACTGCACCTGCAATGATACCAATGGAGATATATCGCAAGGATAACGAACAAGGTGAATACTATGTTCAGTTTACTGAGGAAACAATCGCAAAGATTCATGAGAAATTCATGAGTGACCTCCGCAAT